TGAAGGAAGAAAGCATCTCCAAAGGGTGCCGCAAGTACGTGAAAGACCACCCGGAAATACAGGCGTGGATTGACAGTGACAGGTTCATGGACGACATGGGCGCTAACGAACGAAATGAGGGGCTGCCGAAGGCAGTCCCGCTCGATTGACTGGTTAGGGGTTGACTATGCGATACACAGCGGTTTTCAAGTGGACAGAAGGACAAGAGCCTAGAGTCGGAAAGGGCGACGGCTGGAAAGGCGGAGAGCTTTGCGCTGTGAGCTTCAACGATGCGCTTGATGAGTTGCAGCGGTTGCGCGAAGCGGCACAGCACTACTGCGACAACTACCTGCGCGACGAGTTTGACGAGCCGGAACTGTGCTACGACGACAGACACCGAGCGGCAGTGGTGGCGCTGTGGGATGCGCTGGAAACGACCCCTAACGCAGAGCTAAGGGGCCGGCCGCTTGCGGACGGTCCCGCTTGAGCGCCGGGTTAGAAGGCCGGTAACTACGGAGACATGAAATGAAGCGAATGGCGATTCTTGAAATACACCCGCAGGCTTTCCGCGACCTTCTGCAGTTACCAGAGGGTGCCGAGATTTCCGACCTGCGACTGAATATCGATCGGCGCGGAGTGCTGGAAGTGAAGATCGACGGTGCCGGATGGGAAGTGCGCGAGGGAGAGTGCTTGATGCGCACAACCGGCACGGTGACAACCGACGAAAACGGCAGGCGCTGCATTGATTGGGGCATGCCTTCTAACGCCTGAATTCACAGGCGGGCGGCTTTATCGCCCGTCCGGTGGAATGACGGGTTATGCGTAACTTTGGAGAAGGACATGGACCTGACAGAAAAAGAGTGGGACGAAGCGAAGCAGTTTGGGCAATACCTGCTGGAGCAAGGAGAGGATGAGAGCGAAGCGGCGCTAGGACATCTATTTAATTGATGAGATTTGAAAAATGGAACAACGCAAAACAAAATACACCACATCAACTGAGGCGAAGATCATGCACCAGATCGCCAGAACGATTCAGATTAGGCCTAGAACACCGGAGGAAATTGCCGAGCGATGCGGATTGACCTTGGACGGCGCAATGCGCGCACTTAATCACATGAACGCCGCAGGTGTGGCCAAGATCATTGGCTATCGCTACGCGTCCAAGAAATTCCCGATGTGGGGCATTGGCGATGGTGAGACTGCACCACCGCGAAGAAAGCCAATAGAGGCGAAGAAGGCCAAGCCTGTGCGCGTAGATAGTTATTTACCACCGGCGAAAGTGTCGCCACTTTGGAAATGGGGAATGTAAATGCTCAAAATCAACTACAAAGAAACCATAAGCCATCGCCTTGCAGGTATTCCGTGCCTAATAGGTGTCAGGATGTGCAAGAAATATCCACCAAATCCAAAGGCAGATAATCCATACGATTACTACGGTTACTGCGATGTAGATTACGACATTCTGGACTCGAAAGGAAAGCCCGCTGCATGGCTAGAAAAAAAAGCAACGAAGTCTGACCATGACGATATTTTTAATCGTGTTGTAGAGGTTTTTACTGGGGAGGAACTATAGAAATGGACCAAGTATTATGCGAGACGGCGCTTTTGTTGGGAGATAGATAACGCCGTATCAACAACGCCGACTTTTGGAGAGAAATGAAATGAAAATCAAAATAATCTACGCCATCGCCACGGGCTTTGTACTTGGCTACGTTGTTAAACTTTTGGAGGTAATTTGATATGTCAGTCTATACCTATATTGTTGAACATGTGACCACCCCATCAATTAGCGTAACTACTGAAATAAATGGCGGGGCGCTGAAAGCAGTTATGTTTGATGATGCTCTTGCTAGGTTATATGAAGCTGAGAATTTTATTCGCGAGATTCGTGAAGAAACCAAGTGTGCACAGACGCGGTACGCGATTGATGATTTCATGGAAGAAGGAGAGGAGCAAAATGAACACACTAACCCTAGCACGCCAAGCAATCAGGCTATACCCACGCAACCAATACACCACCCGCCATGCAGTAAATACCCTGCGCCGTGGGTGGATTAAACAGATTCAGTACCTTGGCGACAAGTGGTTGTTGGCTAAGAGTATTCAGAGGAAGGAAGCGAAATGAATACTGATCCAGTAAATCACCCAAAACACTATACTAATCACCCCAGCGGTATAGAGTGCATCACTATAACCGAGCACATGAATTTTTGCCGAGGTAATGCCATTAAATACATCTGGCGTGCTGACGAAAAATGCGATGCAATAGAAGATTTGGAAAAGGCCAAATGGTATATAGATCGTGAGATTAAAAGGCTACTAGATAATAAACAAAAGGCACTAAACAAAAAACGCAATAAACGGAAAAGGTGTAAGAAAAATGCCAACACTTGACCATCCTATCCACCCAGCAACATCACACAAAAGCGATAAGCCTTATGGCTGCACTGATAAGGCATTCGCCAAAGGCTATCATCTATACCAGCGCAGGTATTATCCAGACGGGCAATATGTAATGCAGCCGATTTTTGTTGAGCACAAGATGAGCACGGCATGCAGATATGATGGCAGCCTGGCCGATAAGCGTTGCGCTGAGTGTAATCACCGTGGGCGCGGTGATGATTACGTTAAACAGGTGACAACGCCCTAACGACCATTCCTAATCCGCGCCTGTTGCTCACGTTCCCAGTCATCGCGGCAATCACCATCGCAAAATAGTAGCATCGGCTGTATAACCGAATCGCAGAAATGACAGCTGCCTACCGGAAGAAGGCCATGTGTTTTTTTGCGATGGTGTGCAATAGATAATTCGCGCTCCATTTCTTCTTGTGCCGAAGCATCGTCTGCAAAATCACTCATTCTCTTGCGCCCATTTCTTTGCTGTATCTAAGTTAATCACGGATTCACTGCATCCTTCAACGAGTCCGAGAACTCCTTCGTCAAATTTTCGTAACGCTCCAGATAACTTGGCGGGGTCGAAACAGATTCGGTCAGGACTTTCGGCAGAGGGGGCTGGGGCGGACAATCCACCGCCACGGGTACGCTCGTCGCGCAACCGCTTAACATCAGCGCGAAGGTTATTGATAGTGCGCTTGTTTTCAGCATCTGCCTTTTCCTTTCGTAATTTGTCGGCCTTGGCTACCTGTTCAGCATGCTGCTTTGCTGCTACGCTAAAAGCCTCTGTAGCCGCCTCGAACTTGGCAGCCTTAATCTGCTCACCGTGTGCGCCTTGCAGCCAGCCAAAGCCGTATATAGCGGCCGCAATGAGCGCGTATGCTCCGTACTTGTAGATTGATGGCAGCAGTGCCCACGGGTTGAACATTAGCCGATCTTCGTTGTTGCGCGAACACGGCCATAAATCGCCATCAGGCCGCCGATTACTGCAACAACAGATTCAGCCAGGCCATCAGTTCCGCCAATATCAAACCCTGCCGCTTTTGCAACCGACGCAAGAATAGAGATAACTGCACCCCAGATTGTGACCGAGGTCAACGCGCTTTTTGTATCCATATCAATCTCCTAAAAAATGCCAGCACATAAAAACCCCGCCGCTGGCTAATCGCGGGTTTAAGCAAGTTCAAAGTGAGGTGAATCAGACTCGCCACGCTCGCGCGGCTTACCGTCCTGATCCCAATCAGCGCCCCAGCGTATTTTAACGCCAAGGTCTTTTGCTGCTTGGAACATGGCTCTAGCAATCTCGTCAAACTTGGATAGATCATCCCAATCAACGGGATAAGGCGCAAGATCAACAGCGCGCCCATAACCATCTGCATCTGGGAAATGCCTTGAATTCAGCGTCCAAGTGACTATTGGCCCAGGTGCTGTCCTGCCCTGTGCGTATAACTTCCGCTGTTCTTCGCGTGAGCGGATCCCGCAGGTAACACTAAAGTCTTGTTTGGTTAAAACGATTGCACGTAGAACAACGCTAATCAACCGAGGCTCAACCCCGCGAAGGTTTTCGAGTGATCGTTTGCCGAGGGAGTAGGCCATTACTTCCCGCCCCTGAATGGTGAGCGCCGATTAGCCAATATCAGCATAGCTACGCCTGCCAAAACAATACTACTGGCGTGTTCATATCGTACCACTGTACCCCATGCGCCGCCAACGATCATGCTCAATCCAAACGCCATGCCGAAATAAACAAACTGCCGCTCTGCCCATTTAGTTCTATCTGCATGCGCAGCCCAGCATGCGATGCGAATCGTTATCGCAAGCGCCAAAATAAAAGTCAGTAATGTAACCATTATTTATCACCTCCGCCAAGCCGGTCAGCACGCCTAGCCAAGCCGGTCAGCAACGCAGGGAGAATCGTTGGCGCAGAGCCGCCGATCAATATCGACATCAGAGGGTGCGCCAAATCCATTACCGGCTTCCACTCTGGCCACTGGTGCAAAATGCCAGCAGCAACAACAGGCGCGGCGAATCCCGCTAGTAGTGCAGCCAATAGCACACCAGCACCAGCCTTCCAACGGTTGTTGACGCTACCCAAAAAGAAAGTTGCCAATGTTGCTGTAATAAGCCCCAAAACCAAGCCTGGTACATCCGCCCCTGCCAATAAAGCAGATAGCGCTATTGGTAGCCCAATACCCAGTCCCACGGCTTGCTCTGTTGTGTTTGTCACCATCATATCAATCCCTTGCTATTCCTATTCAAACTTGAGCGCACGTCTAACCTTCTTGAATACCCAGTCTTTGAAGTCATTAAAAATAATCCTGACAAAAATAATAACGACCATGACATCAGCGGCAACACTTAAAAGCCACCTCACCGGATCGCCGCCATTCTGAAAAATCCGCCGAGCATGTGGATAGTTGGCAAGAAAACATATTCAACCATCGCCCACCACATGATGACATTGGCCGCACCTAGCACTAGCCATGAAGCTATTAACTTACTGCCGGTATAGGGCTTGTGTTTCATTTCAATTCATCCGGTACGTGGTTTCGGTCTTTTTCTGACAGATACGACAAATAGCAGTGGTCATCCTCACCAAATAGCCTAAATATAGCGTCAATTATAGGGCGGAATACTCGCCCAAGAATCTTACCATCGCGCTCAGTACGCCATGCCGCGCTGCTCATGGTCTCGTCTGGCATACCCTGGCCGAGAGTAATCACCACATAGAAGAATTGGTCAATGCCGATCAAGATATTGCGAGTGCGAGGATTCAAACCTTAGCCCCGATCTTTATAGAAAACTTTAACGCTGCGACATAAGCATTTTTTGTATTTGAATCCTCAATGAACGGGTCGAACTGCCAGCCGATATTGAAGAATATCGCACGGTTTATTGTAGGTATTTTCCTTACAGTCATGTACTGGAAATAATTACCGCAGGTCGCGTAAAACTTCTGCCCTACATGCTCATGGTTGTTCTTGTGCAACCACGGGTTGCCTTCGTGCTTTATATCACTCAGCGAGTTAAACCTAGCAGCAAGTGGTCCATTAACCAAGCCATGTGCATTGTTACGCACCAGCCAAAGCCATTGGCCTGTGTAGCTCTTGTAATTTGGATAATGTATCGTCTGCCAGCCTTTGTCACCATAGAGCGAGTTATCAGGTGTCATAAACCAGCTTAACCAGCGGGGCAAGCGAGGCTCAACCAATAGCGCCTGTCCGTTATCACTTAAACCCAATGCTGGCTTGGCGAAGATCGGGAGCAGTGGTGCGATCAGGTTGGCGAGTACATCAAAAGCGAAGTTAATCAGCAAATAGATAACATATCGACACTCTGCGTTTTTGAATCCTCTGAAAGCGATCCAGATGCCTAGCGGAATAATGGCGATCAGATTCAGCGCCAGAAGCAGCATCCGTGTAAGGAGCATCATTGGATAGTCTAGGAGTTTCATATGTCTACTACCTTAGTTCTAACCACTTTGCAAAACTACCTATAGTAGAGTTCGCGCTATAGGAGTTTCCAACGGGGACTATGAATGAAAACGCAAACGAACCCGCACCAATACCTTGAACAGATGAATATAGCGTGTGTCCGTTAATAGTGAATGTCACTGCTGACCCCCCTCCTCCGCCTTGTATAGCTACCATAATTGGGAGACTTGTAGAGTTTGTATAGGTTGTATTGTTTGCCCTACTACCAGTGACATCCTGCCATGTCTGGCCAATGCCTAGACCTGTGGGTGGCTGTTGCGGCAAACTGCCAGCAGCCTGAACCCAGTTACCGCCATCAAATACCAAGGATATTGATTCACCTTGCGCAACATAGGTGCTTGTTGCTCCACCTACACCTCTTGCATAAATAAGCTGCGAACCACTTCTTGCAATAGTACAAGTTCCTGTACTAATAGCTGAGATTGTTACTGTATCTCCAGCTACCGGCGCTGCGGGTAATGTTAATGTGCCTTCCCCAGAACCCCCGTAATAAACCAGCTTATTCATATCTGCATTAGTCAGTGTTACTGAGGTGTTATATCCTGCCGGTTGGACTGCCATTAGCGCAGTTCTAATGGGTATAGGGTTGAGAAGTATCCAATTTGTCCCATTACTAACAACATCACATGGATACCACTGTTTTGCATGAGCTGTCCCAGCAATTTGCCATGAACCTAGATTTGCATTCCAAAAAGCCACATTCATCGCAGGCTTGCCTGATACAGATAGCGTAAATGGCCCAGTAGGTGCAGCATGTAACGTCGCCGTAAAGCGCTGACCCGCTGCGTTTGAAGTTACCGGCGGATTAGGTGCTCCGGTGAATGCTGTGCTTGTGCCGCTTGTA